GTTGTGTGCGCCAAATAATCTCCAAGAAAATCTACGTGGTGCGTGAACATACCTGGCCTTTATTCTTCCTGCGACATCCTCAGCAATTGATCTGCCGCTTGCAGGCACCCACCGCGAATAAATTCTTTTTATGCTTTCGGTTTCGTATTGGCTATCAGACTCAATATCGACCACACCCGAATAATAATTGCCAGAATCATTTAGGTTTTTAAAAAAGTCTCGTCGGTAGTAAAAAAACCACACTTGTGAATATCTTAATTTCGGCTGTTCAATTTGCTGAAACGAGTCTGCAACTATTTTACTATCATTTATCGTATCGGCTGTTGTAGCAGTATTTCTTATGTAATCAAAAAATACCTCTTGGTTTTTATTGTCACCAAAAACTATAAGCCCGGCCTGCTCAACAAGCTCATTAATTAATTTAGATACGGATGTTGGTTTAGTGATTATGGTTGTGTATAAAACATCACTATAATCAACAACCTTTGCTTCCCACGCGACCAAATCAGTATAACTAGAGTCTAGCGGGGTATAGTTTACGACTAGATCATCAATTATATATGCGACTGTTTCGGCTGAATACTGTAGAGCAATTTGAACAACATCATCAGCATCATGCGTAGCGCCTGTTGTGCCTTCCTGAGCCCTGACAATTGTTAGAACGTCAGCAGCGCGTGTAAATGTTACGAGCTCCTCACCGATTGATATTAGACCGCTAGCCGGGTAATTTGAATTGCCGATACCAGCAGGACTTAAAGTTGCGCTCGTTGCGGCGGCGGTTATTCCAGACGCCAAATAACCTTTGTTTGCGATCGGGGCTTGTGACGTTTCAGCCTCCATCAATCGCATAAAATCGACGCCCTTCAATGTAACCTGGCCGCTCGATCCAGGCCCATTTATTGAATCAATAACAAAATTCTCTGTTTCCATCTCCGATAAAGTTTGGCCAACCTTTCCGCGAATAAGTCGGCACTCTTTGTAACGAGTATAGGGATTTCTTGCTTTGAATTTACCCCAAAAAGTCCCCTGTTCAAAAGGGTCGTATGTCCTGTCTGAAATGTATTGATCAAGCCCTGAATCGCCGCTACGATGGTTTTTAAATGTCGCTGATAATGTTGCTCGCTCACCCATTGTTTTGCCTGGCATAACTCTAGCCTCTGTAGAGTTTGCGCTAACTAATGACGGTATACATTCAATATCTTCGGGCAAAAAACCGTTATCAATACCAAAGCGAAGTGTTTTTGTTCCTGTTGTAAAATTGGCGGTGTCCTGGCAATCACTTGTGTAATTACGAGTATTAAAACATTTATTGTCACCGCTTAACGCAGCAGTGCAGGGTGCAACTCCATAAGTGTTAGAGCAATATTTTGTGTCTATTTCTACATACGTTAATGATTCTATTTCTCCTATAGCCACGGCGCATGTGCCCCCATGCTAATACTAAATTGCATCATTCCATTATTGCGTTGATTGTCCGGCACCACGTTTGAAGTGTTCCAGCAAAACCCGATCTCAACGGGATATGAAGACGGCCTCCAAGCGAAAAAGTATGGCTTTGAATCAACGTCAGCATGTTTAACAAATGGCTCTATTGTAGATCGATAATAACTAGCCGTTACATTTTCCTGGTTTACTGTTGTACTTAAAGATCTGCGCTTAACTATCCGCCCCAAATAATCGCCATTCTCACTCATACCTTGCGCGGTAATTGTTTTTCTGCCGTAATTTACCGGCGTATGGCCAACGTAAATCCTACGCTGTAATCTAGTGGCAACACCGATATATACAACACCTATTTTCGGGTAAGTGCCGGATAACGGTGTTATTTTAATACGCCAATAATCCGCCGTGATAGCCTCAAAATACCACATTATTGCTGAGTTATCTTGCGGCACTAATGGAGAATCAACAGCCGTCCAAGTTCCGCCAGCCGTTACTTTATATTCAATTTCGTAAGTCATGCCAGCAAGATTATGGGCACCGATCCCAACGTAATCTATTGCTGTAGAAGTAAAATTGAATTCCAAATATTGAACTGTATCAATAAGCGATTCCCAGTATTCGGCGGTAGAGGTGTTGGCCGTGTTCGTTCCGGGAAAATCCGTGTCTTCACTATCGGCGGTAATACCCGATGCTACTACGTTATTTTTATAGCCTATAACTGGATTGTTGGCATTAAAATCATCAGAATTCAAAGACCCCGACGCGTATAAACCTTTAGTTATGTAAATTGCCATAATTAGCCCACCGTAAGAATTGAGCCGTTGTCAGCCGCTTCTTGAATTAAAGCCATAACAGCCCTGCCACTCAATAACGTATCAGGGTCTAAACCTTCGACAATAATTCGTTGCGGTTCTGATTGCTGGCTAGAACCGCCGCCTATATTTGTTACGCCCGAAGGCTCTGTTGCTGCCGATGATGGAGCACGACCCCCGCCACCGCCGCCGCTAAATGACTGAGACCTAATAGCCTGAACCTGGGCAAATGCAGAGGCCGCATGAGCCGCTGCCATACCTATGTTGTATGGGTATGGGTAGGCGGCCATTGTTTTAGAGATACCTTGGTATGCGTTTATTAGCGCATTTGCTATGCCAGCGGCCTTGTTGATCTTAAAAGCTTTTTTGCTATGCTGTGCAATTCCCGCCGTCATTTGCACTAACGCGCCAGACATTTCTTTAGTTTTGTTCTGCCATGAAAGCCGTGAAAATTGATCTGATTTACTTAGATGTTTTTTCTCATGCGCAGACAGCTCTTCAACATGCCGCTTTTGAGCCTGCGAAATCATTTCAAGATATTTATTTTTATTTGTATTTCTTTTATCTAAAAAAGCTTGTTCAAGTATGAGTATCTCATTTTCTTGCTGCGCCTTTAGTTCTTTTTCAGTTTGAAAATTCTCTTCCATTTCTTTTAGTATTGCAGCGTTTTTTGCGGCTCTGCCACCATCGCCGGAACCTTCCTTTGCGCTAGTCGCTGCCGCCTCTGCAAGGTCTCTATTTTTAATCATTTCTTCAGCAGCAGACTTATGATTTAATACTAAATCAGCGAGAAACTTTTCTACTTTATCGCCCGGCATTTCTGTAAGCCCAAGCTTTACAAACTCAGAGATAACCTTGTCCGTTTCCATCCGAACCGTGTCACCCATATTTCTAACGCCGTTCATAAATGCGCTATCAGTAAATAAATCAATTTTTGCTATATCGACATTTGGTATTTTATTAAGGCCATCAATAACAGTATTGATAACTTTCTTTTGGATATCGGCAAAATTAACAATTGCATTTAATGCTATCTCTGTTGCGCTAACAACTGCTGTCGCAAACCCATAAGCAACAACCTGCAACCCCTTAAACCCTAAATGCAGAATTCTTATGGCGTTTCCAACTTGGCCAAAACCTCTCATAGTGGTATTAACAAGAGACTCGATTATATTTCGAAATCCGCCCGCCTCTTTTGCCGATGCCATCAATTGCTTTATCAAACCATCAAACACCGGCACCAGTGCGACACCAATTAAATCTTTTGTTATTTTTGCAGCCGCATTCAACTTTGCAAAACTTTTAGACCCCATTTGCAGTTGATGAAGATCGATTTCTGAAAGAATTAACCCCAGCTCTTTAGCTTCCTTAGCAGATGAATTGAGTAGTTTCGCATTATTATTAAAAAGCGGTTGAAGCTTAGTTAAATCTGATGCCATAGCTTCCATGTGGAAGGTCATTTCACTCTGAGTAAGATTTGCCTTTTCAAGAGATGACATATACAAGCCCAGCGCCTGAGGGCCGGAAAGTTCCTTAAATTGATCTATGGTGACGCCAACTTTTGGTGCAACTTTTTCGAAAAAGTCCACCATTGGTCCTGCGCCGGTTGTCATAAAATCACCAACCCTGTCATTCATATCTTTTAAAATATCTGAAAGTTGATCATTCTCAACACCCAGTCCACGCGCCCCGGCTGCCATTTTTTGAAATTCATCAGTAGTAGCATTTGCAAGCCGAGCCTGAATAATTAATTCGCTACCGGCTTCGGCTGCACTCTTTGTTAGTAGCCCAAGACTACCAACCACTGCCACTGCTGCTGCTCCAAGCTTTACAGCATCCCTAGCGACGATTTTAAACTGCTCGGACGATCGCCCCGCAAATCTATTTACAGCACTAGAGGCATCACTCATGCCCGCAACTAGCGGCGCAATATTAGCACCAAATCTAAAAGCTATATCACCACCAGTAGCAGCCATAAAAACACCTTAATTATAGTAAATCGTATAATTCCTGCCACTTGTCAGCCTTTGTAAGCCTCTGTTCCGGGGGAACCTTAGCTTCATATAGCCACCAAAATTCTTGCGGGTGCATCCTCCAAAATTCAGAAGGAGGCAAGCCCCAAACGCCAACCGCCACCAAATAAGCCTCTTTTGCTAGCTGTCTTCTGGTGTCGCCTGACTCTTTCCCACATCTTCACCATCGTCATTATTCGCAAGATGCTCAGGCGGTATCATAAGGCCCAAAATGCAATTAATTATGCCGCTTATCTCGTTTTTTTCTGAGATATTAAAAAAAGTGCTATACACCTCTTCGCAGTCAGCATTTCCACCAGCATAATCAACGGCAGCGCAAAAAGCTTTAGATAATTTACCACGCTTAATGCCGTCCCCGCTGAGCTCTTCCATAGTTATAATATCTTCAACTACGACAATTAACCCCATAACTTTATCAGCCGGTACGACGTACTCATTGCCTTTCCAACTAATACCGATCTCTTGGAAAATACTCATAGGTTACACAGCCTCGGGGGTGAACGTCATTGCACCGCTAGACATGAGAGTCGCATCAAATGTACACGCATCGTTATAGGTGCAGCTATCAGTTATTCCGCTTATGCGAAAATCCCCGGACATAGTTGCGGCGGTTGTGTTTGTTGAGACCATAATCGGATACGTTAGAGTTACATCGGTCATTAATAGCCCTGTACCAGCCATAACCAGGTCCCGAATAATATTATCTTTAGTTATTCCGCTAAAGGTAACAGTGACAGACTTTTCGGAAGAGGCTTCAAGTAATAACTGCCACCCAGCGTCTTCGCCTGTAGAGATATTAATCTCACCCTCTGCCTTTTCAACTGATACGTCACGCAAGCCGAGTAATGGCGTGCCACCCTTGTTTATTAAAAAATTTCTACCTACATTGCCAGCCATAATTAATTCCTATCAATTAATACTCTAAAAGTTTGTACGCCGTGTCGCGTGAGATTGTCAGCATCAACAAAACTGTCTGAACTTTCTTCCTCAATATTGATTATGTGGTATCCCGCATAAGTCAAACTTGCCCTATTCAGGGTATTAAATATTTCACCCTGAATAGTTTTTGTTTCTTTCCGACCCCTTTCTTTCGATCTTAAATTTGCTCTAGACCAAACATTAACGGTAGCTAAAACTTCGTGCCCAAGATTATTAGATGTTGACCAATTTGTATGCGCGTCTTCACCAATCGTAATATATGGGAAAGTTTCTGTTTGAGGCACTGAATCATATACCCCCTCAACCATAGCTAATAGCGTTGCGTTTGCGGTTAAAGCACTGTAAATAGATGTTTGTACCGCTAATTCAAAGCTCAAACTGTACGCCCTCTAGCTAGCTCTCTCTCGATTAATTTTTCTAGCTTAATCGTGAACTGATCTCTGAAAATATTTTGTATGTTTGACCTAACTTCTAGTGACGCTTTTTTAACAAAATTAACCGCATTGATGCCCCCTTCACCTCTCGTTCCATGCTCCACAAAAAGCCAATAAAATGCGTCATGTTTTGCACTATCGCCATGCGTAATAAAAACAGTACTAGAGGGGTTGTTAGGGGGGGATCTTTCGCGCTTTGTTTTAATTGCCCGCTTTAATGTTCCGGTACGACTTACAGCTCCAACATTAGATTTTGCCTTTTTTGTAACTTGCGCAGTCACGGCGTGAACCGTAGTTCTCATTAATTTTCTAGCATTTTTAGGGGCTATTTGATTTAATATTTCGTTAACATCTTCGACACCACTAACGCTGAACTCAAACATTATAATGCGACCCCGGTTTCTGCTAGTATTTCAGTATACAGTTTACGCCCGCCGTTATTCGGTATATGTCTTATGTTATAGCTGTTTCCATCCCATTCAATTCTGTCATCTTCGCGCAAATCGTCGCGATACCTAACCACAAAAATATTTAAACTTGTAGCGTTTAATTTATCATAACGCTCTGACTCCTTGCCGCTTAAATTCCTCGAATGAGCGCTAATGCATGTTGCTATATTCGTTAGAGTTATGTCTTGCCCTCCAAGTCCATCATCCGTCAGAATTTCACGTTTTATCGTTATGCGCTGGTCTAATTCGCCCGGTCGATAATTCACGCAATCCAGCCTTTTCTTGACATGTTAATCAAAGAATCGGCGGCCATTGGGAGCTCCTTAGCTTGACCAAAAGTAACCGCTGTTCTGTTTTCGTACCAGTGCGCAACAATGAGTCTTATAGCTCTTGTTATATTCGCTGGAACATCAGCGGCAGCACTTCCAAACCCCGCTACAAATTGAATAGTAATCCCATCTGGCCTATTGTAAATAGTTGGCCATGTATTGCCAGTCTTAGGTTTTAAGTAAGCATAATCTTCATCAGAGAACAAATTATAATCACTAACGGTTAATGTTTGAAGTGTTTCATCGCCATCATAGTACGATATTGATACGATTGAACTAACTGGCGAAAATGGCAAAGCTAAGCAAGAGTTAGAATCTACTCCGCCTGTAGAATAGTTCCACGTTTGATTTATTAGTAGCTTATTCCCCAGCAAGCCATCACGACCACCAACATATTCTGTTGCGGCAATAATAAGAGATTCAATATAAGAATCGTCATAAGTTTGGTCAATTCGCAAGTCTAGCTTGCATTCATCAACACTTACTGGGGTTAAAGTTGCTGCGGCTACTAAACTAAGCATTATTTAACGGCCTTTTCTGCCCTGCTATTTTTAACGGCTCGATCAACCCTCTTTTGCCGAACTGGAATGGCTTGACCGGAATCTATAAGGGCTTTCCCCTCTCTTTCACATACTTCAATTTCATCGCCTGGATCTTGAGTAAATCCAACACCAGCGCGGCCAACATTTAAAACAACTTTCATAGATCACCTTTAAAAAATGCCCCCAATCAAGGGGGCTAAGGGGAGATTAAGCCATTGTTAGCTTTTTGATTGCTGAAGTATTCAAAAGCTCACCATCAAAACGCTTGTAACCGATCATACCAACCTGGCCGCTTGCGGCGTATAGCTCATTCAACCGTAGCAGCTTAAACCCGTCAACTTTACGCACTACATAGCGAGAATGATCACCAAACAAAACAGGGGTGGTAGTTGTTGCCGCATTAGCCATCGCTTGGTTGATCGAGTAAGGCTTATTCCACAGTAGATTAGGCTCACCCGATCTCACGTCACCTTGGCGCCACAAATAATTTCCTTGACCATCCTTAAGCTTAGAGATTGCCGCAAAAGTCGTGTCATTAAACTGCCAGCGACACCGCGCAGACTGCCGGTATGCCGGGTCGACACTATGAAATAGATCGATAAGCTCGTCAAAAGTGATTGCTGTAGCGCTCGCAGCTGTCTTGCCGGAGGTAGCAGCAGTTACAATACCATTAGGCTGGCTTGATCCGGTGCCGGTTGTTAGCGCTGTATTTGCCGTTCTACCAAGACGCTCACCGAACAAGTCAGAGGCTAAAGCTTCCATATTAAACGCTGAATCTTGCATTAACTCCCAAGAGAAGCGAACGATACCGGTGTCGTACATGTAAGCGTCAAGAAGCTTTTCGCCAAATACGATATCATCAGTTCCGTCATCATCAGCGGCGGCGTTTTCTGCTTTAATTCGTCCGGTTTTCGCTGTGTCGTCGATAGTCGGCCAAGGTACCCGGTTACCAGTACCAGTAACCAACTCGCGAACTATATCGGCGTCCCACATTGGGCCCCACATAGCCATAGCTTTGTCGATTTCATTACTGAAGCCTTCCGGCACGGTATAACCACCAGCCGCATCAGTGCCAACAGATTGTGCGCGATACTCAGGGCTAAAGCCTTGTGATAGTACTGCGCGCTCTTCACTCTCAAGCGAATTAATGCCAAAACGGGCGTACTTGTCGAAAGTCTCGCGGTACTCTGGAGCGCTACCTGCGTCATGCCGGGCCTCAAGATTTCCAGCTTGTGGCGCTGGGTCTAATTTGCTCTGTGCTGTCTCTATGGCAACCAAAGCCTCTTCACGCTGCACACGCTCTTGCATTTGTGCATGTTCAGACATCAGCTTATCGAAATTTCCTTCAATTTCACGAACTTCACCCTCTGGAGTTTTGTCGTTAATCCGGTCCAACTGCTTGCGAGCTTCAACAGCTTTTTCTGCCATTTGTTCCCGCATTTTTATAATAGTTTCACTCATTTTTTTTGCTCCAATATGCCCAGCCACGGGCGATTAAGTGGCAACTAATCGCGGGAACCGCAAAAAGTATCGGCTAATGCCAACTTCATACGCATTCGAGCCTTTAGCGGCTCGCTGCTTTTTTGTTCGTTTCGGTACTCAGCAAGGCTTTTTAAGGCCTCGTCTGCGCTGCGCAAACCTATCTCTGTCCCCTCGTAAGCTGGGTTGGTCACTATGGATACGTCGAACAGTGAAGCCTCTTCAATAGATCTTAAGGGGATATCACCCGAGTCATCCCAAGATTGCACGACAGGACTAAATGCAAAGCTCATTTTATCCATATCGCCGCGCTTCATCTTTGGGATGATCTGCCTTACGTCTGGATCCTCAAAATCAAGCTCTGACTCTATCCATAAACCTTTTTTGTCTTCTTTTAGCGTGAGCGTACCCGAGCGAGTTCTTGCAAGCGGCAAGCCGTCGTGATTCACTAAAAAAACAACATCGTCACGGCCAACAGCATCACGAAAAGCGCCCGGCTTAATAACCTCTCTAAACATGCCGCCTATATTCGTCTCTTCATTAAATACAGCAGCATAACCGGCAACCTTAACCGCCCCATCTTCGTCGCGAACCTCAACGGGTAGACCCGTCCTATACTCAGCCTTCATTGCTTTTGCTCTCTTGTGTGTTTGGCTGCGATCCAAGTGGCACGGTCGCGCCCTGAATCAACAAGTCATCGCCTTTACCATCTTTGGGCCTGTTTTCCATTGATCTAGCCTCATTTGGCTTGATTATCGCGTTTTGAATTCCTGTAGCGTAGCCCTGCATTCTCGACATGAAGTCGCCGCGCAATAGCCCGTCAAGGTTAAATTCAACGTATGTATTAGTATTTCCGCGACCAAATAGCTTCAGGTTTAGCTCTTGCTCTGCCTGCACCACCCACCGTCGTACGGTGTGTTTAACTAGGTGTAAATCTTGCTGTTCAACGTTTGAGAATGTGCCATTTGTTAAATCTTGCAGGAAGTTAGGCGGCAAACTGTAAATCCTTGCTACCTCCTCAATAATAAATCGCTTTAACTCAACAAGCTGCATTTTTTCAGGGTCAAAGCCTAGCTGTTTAATTTCGTGATTAGCTGGCAAGCTTAAGACTTGGCGGTCTTTGTTTTTCTCCTCGTTTAATACTTCCTCTACGTCATTAGATGCACGCTTAAGCGCCGCACCAGACTGAAAGTTACCGCTCATAACAAACGGAGGAACGCCGCCATTCTTAAATATTTTTGCACCGTAATCAGTCGCCGCAATAGCTAAGCCAATAGTATCCCGATGCTTATTAAATGGAGAGTATGCGGTAATATTGTCAGCAGCCAACATAAAAGGAATGTCGATTATATTTCTTGCTCCCTCTGTTCGCTCCTTTCCGCCTTCCTTCCAAGTGTAAAACTTCTGGTTATTAATGCGTTTTATAGTTACGCTGCTAGGGTCTAAACTGTAAAGGTTCGCAATCTTGCCACTACCATTACGCTGAATAAATGTAATCGACCGACCACCACTAAGGGTGCGCTCAAATGAATATTTACGCCAATCGAAAGACGTTGTTTCATCGTTAACCGCGTCATGAACTATAGATTGTATGGGCTTTTTCGATTTCTCGCGTGAGCCGTCAGTCTTTTCATAAACATTTAAAGGCAGGCTAGCGAGAGTACCAGAAAGAAAATTAATAGCGGCCCAGATTGCCGGGACTCCGAGCGCGTTATCTTCGCTAACAGTAACTCCAGCCGAAGACACTGAGCCCCAGCCAAAAATGTTGACTAGATTGCCGTCGGATTGAACCCACTCGCGCTTTTCTATTTTTTTGTCTTTTTTGAACCAGCCCAATCTTATCTCACTATAGAGTAGGTTTCATCTTCCCACGGAGACGCGGGTGCAGACTCTTCTATGTCTGAGTTTAACACGAATTCAGCTATAGTCAAAGCCACCATGCCATCGATCCGCCCTGTTGCTTTGTGTTTGTCAAGCTTTCTATTGCTGGCTGGGTCTTTAGTAATTACAGCGTTAGCGGCACACATAGTTAAAACCGGGTTATTACCGTGGCATATTCGGCGATTTAATAAGTCCGCCTCTAAGCTGTCCAGCGCTGGCGACATATCCTTATAGCCCTGCCCAACCGGGACCATAGGTAAATCTAAACCTATTCGCTCCAGCTCTTTATTAAATACATCAAAGCGCCACCGGTCAAAACCTAGAGCCTCGATACACCTATCGCCTAAAATATCAAATATATCTTGAACAACATATTCATAGTCAACCGTTTTACCTGGGGTAGTTCTAATGTGGCCATCTTTGGCCCATACGTCATACGGCTGCCGATCCTCTTTTGCCCGGTCGAAAATGGTATCGCCTGGCATCCAGAAATAAGGCTCAACGCCTACATGACCATCCTCACCTTTGCCGATCAAAATCAGTGATGTTAAGTCGGTCCTAGCTGATAAATCTAGGCCGCCGTATATTTGATCTCCCTCAATTATTCCCCGATAATCACCGTTAGCATCCCATACCGATTTCGATACGAATGGCGATACAAGCGAAACTCGCTGGTTTAAATTCAAATTCCTAAACGTATTCTCAAAACTTGGCATCCGTGCGGCTTTCT